GGTCTTTGTAGCTCGCGATCTTGAAGTAGTCGTAAAGAGCGTTGTAGACCGTCTGATAGTGAACCGATGAGTTCTTAGCACGTGACTTGATAGTCTTGCGGATTTCGTACTGCTCTGTAGTCGTGATGAGCGCAGACTGGTCAGACGGTGCTCGCAGCGCCTCCTCCATGCGTTCGAACTGATCGTAGAACGCGCACTTGAAGTCGAGCGCTTTGGCGCCAGTGAAGCCCATCGCAAGGAGCGAGAATCCCTTTCGATCCATCCAAAAGAAAGGGACCTGTCGGGTAGCTCCATTCGCAAGATTGATCGTTTCAGAGCATTCGCCAAAATTGGCGTTTCGTTCTAAATCAGGCTTCTGCGAGATAAGAGTTCGAATGTCACGAACTACATGATGGTGTTGCTTGCCGAAGTATTCTGCGACGATTCGGCTGGACGTTACGGGGCGACCTTCGACGACTTTGAAGGCGTTGGCGGCAATGATCTGAGACATTGCAAACTCCTAGTTCAAATTGAATGTTCACCCCATTTTGAGTAGGGTGGCCAAGCGCTCAAAACCGGAACTAGTCGGCGGGCGTATTTCCCTTGCGGGTCTTGTATTAGCCTCACGCTCGGCCATAAGCTGAGCCATCCGCGTCTTCAAAAGACGCAGATACAAAAATACCCGCATTCTGACGTGGCGGACTCACGCTAGTTCATGGTGTTTTGAGCACCAAAGCGGAGTATGCCCCATTCTTCAAAAAAAGGCAATAAAAAAGCCCCGAATATTCGGAGCCAATCAGGGTGGGCGGAACGTGTTGCAGCACGTCCCGCCCCGTTAACACACTCTTAAGTAGGAAAACAGAGTATGCAAACGAAAACTTGCACGCTTACAGCGGAGCGGTTTAAGGCTCTTGCCGAGCAGAGCCAGAATGAATTTCGCTTGCTGAACATTCAGCATCGGACGCTGGGACGTCTGTCGGCGTTGGTTTTGGAGTGCGGCTCGAACACCAACAGAGGTTGGTGGCTGCACATCTATAAAATGCCCAATCCTGTGCCAGAGCATGGATCCACCGGCAAACCTTTCTTTGTTTACCTTTCTGCTGTTTCCAGCGTAGAACTGGGTGAATGCGTCGGATCGCGCATCTGGCATGCCATCGAAATCGGATCAAGTAGTACAGGGGGAGTTTCAGCAACCGACGTTGCGCGAGAATGGTGACGCCGCAGGTGCAGCGCATCGGCATAACGTCAGCCTCCCCCGGGAAAACTTGGCAACCACGGTAGTGGGGGAGGCTTTCGATCCTTCCGTCCCAATGCTCAATACTGCGCTTTAATTCAGGATGCATTACGGTTCCAAAATGAAATGTCTTGAAAAGACCCACTACAGAACCCGCGAGCAGGTGCTGTAGTTGGCCTTTTCCCCGTCTGCACTGAATACGTCAGGCCGTGAGCTCCATAGCCATCAGGCGGGTAGTTCGTAGCTGCGAACTTCAACTCAGCATCCAAGTTGCCATCTTGTCTTTCCGAGACGCTTCTTTCGTTCGAGCGTTGCCGTGATGGCGGTAGCTCTTGCGCTTCCACGTGCCGCCGGTGCTTCCGTGCGGTACTTTCAACGAGCGGAAAACGTTGTTTCCCAATCGTTAAACGCACTTTAACGCACGAGGTGTAAATTGTCAAGTGACGTTTAACGCTACTGTTAAACGGAAATAGCTTTTTATGAGCTTGTTTGTTCATCTTTGGTTGACAAATGTCAAAAAAAAAGCCCGCTCAAAGGCGGGCATGGAAAAAGTGTTTATACAACCAGCTATAGCAATCGACGGATTTGGAGACCTACATAGACACGTCCGATAACGTTAAGCGTGTCGCCATCGTCGATAGTGAAGGGCTTGTATTTGGTGTTATCAGACAGAAGAAGCAAGCCTTTGTGGGTGATCTGGATGCGTTTGATGAGCGTACTGCCACCCAGCTCGACGGCATAGAGGCCGTCTTGCGTCACATCTCTTTGCGAGACATCTACGATCACTGCATCGCCATTATTAAGCGTCGGCATCATTGAGTCGCCTTTGGCCGTGATGATGTGCAGAGAGTTCATTGATGCTGACGGGCAGTAATTGCGGATGAATTCATATGTCACGCGCACCATCGTGATGATGCCGCAGCCATACTGCGATAGATCTTCTCGAGCGCCGCATGCACCCTCTGCTTCTAGCAACGGAATGGAAATCGCATCTTCAAGCCGAATCGATTGTGCTCCAGCTGCCGAGTCGTCGCCATACAGAACCCAGGCGGGAGAAACGTGAAAGTACAGGCAGAGAGCTTCTAGTCCTTTATCACTTGGTCGATTTTTCCCCGTCACCCACTGAGAGAGGGAAACGTGGTTTACGCCGATAGCTTTCGAGAGCGTTCGAAGTGATAAGCCAGACTCATTTACAAGACCGGCGATGCGGGTTGCGATGTCGTTCATGAGAAACCTCCGTTCGATGCTCATAGGTTAAATCGCGTTTTACATAAGCGCATTAAACAAAAGTGTCAAACTTGCGTTAAACTGCGTTTTACATTGGAAATGCAAATTTGACACTAACGCTATGAACTCAAACAACATCGTCCGAAAAAGTGTAGAGATTTACGGAGAGCGACAGGGCATCAAGGGGCGTGGTGCATACACGGCCTTCGCTCGCGCATGCAATGTGAGCCGTCAAACGGTTTGGCATTGGTGTCGTCACAACTCCGTACCTTTGAAGTACGCGGATTTCGTGAGTGACATCACCGGACTGTCTGCCACTTCTCTCAACAGCGAGATGCGCAATGCACTGCAAAAGCAGCTAGGCATCACCGGAACTGGTCGCTAAGGAGCTCGCAATGAGCGTTCCAGCGCGTAAGTGGGCACTAAGCAAGCGCACGGGGTCTTCTGCCCGCCGCGCGGTATTGAACTGTCTTGCCGATTGGATGATCGGCGAGAACGCGGTTGAGTGCTGGCCATCTATCGAAACGATTGTCTTTGAGACTGAAATGAATCGCAAGACGGTCATGAAGGCCACTGCGGAACTTGTTGCTTTAGGACTGATTGGCAAGCGTAAGGTCATTGATATTGAACGGCATTGCTGGCAGACCCGATATACGTTTATTGGTTACGTTCCTAAAGAATGGGGCAAGGCCGAAAGGCCGTGCGAAGAACGCGGTTCACATGCAAAGGAAAGTCCCAAAAACGGTACGTACCAAAAACGGTATGTACCAAAAACGGAAAGTCCCAAAAACGGCACTGAGGTGCATACCAAAAACGGTACTAAGGTAGGTCCCAAAAACGGGACTATAGAAAGTCCCAAATTTGGGACAAGAACAGGGATAGAACAGGGAATAACAAGAATAAGACAGGAAGGTAAGGCTCACGCTTCGCGTTCGCTGCCCGTCGCGCCGCCGCCTCCCGGGTTGGATGACGAAGCCGAGGCCGAATGGAACGACCTGACCGCGCGAGCCGCTCTCGAAGCAGACTCGATGCCAGAGGACGTTTTCTCTCCTGACGCTCAAATACCCATCGAGAACATCGAAATTCTCAACGCTACGGCATCCGATTCGATTTTTGGTACCGACACACCACCCAAAGATCAGAACGCCGCAGAACGCAAATCTGAGGCCATTTCCAAACCGAAGAGGAAGCGCGTTTCATCCTCCGTCGTCAAGGACAAGCCCGAAGACATCTCTCAGGAGGTTTGGGACGACTGGCTGACGACGCGTCGAGCGAAGCGCCTGCCGCTCACGCAAACTGCCCTCAACTCCGTCCGCCGAGAGGCCGCTTCTGCCGGACTCACCTTTCAGGCTGCCGTCACCTTCGCCGTCGAGCAGGGCTGGGCCGCCTTTCGCGCGGAGTGGTACCGCAACGCGACTCGCAAGGGCGACTCGACGAAGACGAATGCCCGCTACCTGACCGCCCAGGAGCGCTACGAAGAGCGCATGCGCAAGGCGGGGGAAATGAGCGACGAAGAGTACTTCGCCCAATTCGACCTTCCCGAAGAAATCCTCAACTACGAAAAAGCCCAAGAGGCAAAACGCCATGTCGCATCCTGAAGTCACCGCATCGTCTACTCAGCCCGTTCCGAAGGTCATCGAGCTCCCCGGAGCTCCTCCCTTCCGAGAGTGGCACATCGAGTGCCCCATCCATGGGCCCCAGACCGTTCGCACATACATGCGCAACGGGCTCTTTGGCGAGCCTAAGTGCTACATCTGTCAGCGCGAAGAGGGCGAAAAGATGGCCCGATCCGAGGCAATCAAAGGTGAGGCGCTCGCCACAACCATCGCCCTGCAAAACTTCTTCGGGCCGTCCATCGGAGGAGACGATTCGAGCGCCTGCTTCACCTTTGACCGCTTCAAAACCTCTGGGTTCCAACACGTCGAAAAAGCAAAGACTCTTTGCGAGCGATTTGCCGATCGCTTCGTCATTCGTGCCGAAGAACGCGAGCTCGCCCGGGCCTCGGGAGATCTCGGATGGCGCAAGAAGAACTCCATCGGCATCTTCCTGCGCGGACCTTGCGGCGTCGGCAAGACTTTCCTCGCGCTCTCGATCCTCAATCGCCTCGCCCAGCTCAGCGTGCCCGGCTACTTCGTGAGCTGCCCGTCCCTCATGACCGCAGTGCTCGACCTGCCTTTCGGGGAGAAGTCGACGGCAATTCGCCTGCTCTGCCGCGCCTCCGTTCTTGTGCTTGACGACGTTGGCGCTCAGGCGTGGAAGCCCTCCGAGCAGCAACTTCTTTTCCAAATCGTAGACGGGCGGATCTCCCGCGGACTACCCATCATCGCGACCTCCAACCTCATTGGTAAGCAGCTGGAGGAGTGTTTGACGACGCGGACTGCCCAACGCCTTTTGGCCTCCACGGTCTCGATTGATGCGGCTAGTTGGCCGAACTGGCGAATGGCGCGACATAAAAGCCTCACGCTCGAAACGTTTGTGGAGGGCTTCTGATGCCGCCCGCCGCCTTCGATCAGAAGCGAGCTTGTATGCGATGGATCTACGCACAACGGCGACTAGGCCTGCCGCTCTCTCCGTACCACATCGAACGAATCGTCGATGCGCTCGAAATGCAGATCGACGAGGTGCCCGACGAAATCGTAGACGACACGATCCTGACCTTTGGCATGAGCTCCTTTTTGATCTGCGAAGACTGCGGTACTCCGGGCATATGGCCAGGATCACGATTTGATGCTCTGCGCAGCGAGTTTTGCCGCTCCGAGATCATCTCGCGACGCGCCGGTCAGTGGCCGGAAGTTGACTCCGTTCAGCTCGAATTCAACCGTAGCTATTTCAAGCGGGTGAGGGCTCGGCTTGAAGGAAATGATCCGGGAATTTTCTATCGGCACACCCACTCCCCAATCAGCTTTGACAACGCCTCACCAACCCCAAACACAACCGACGACGAGCGACCTTTTTGAGGACAAAAAATGAACGCCACACAAATTGCATTAGTCGTTTTCATCTTGCTGGCGAACTACCTCGTGTTGGTTCCGGCACTCCTATCAACCTCTGCTGTCCCCACGCTTCTTCTCGGCATTTTCTGCGCGGCGGCACCTGCCGTTTGGGCAATCAACCGTTTCTTTACCAAGCACTAAAGGGAGCTTCCCATCATGAATAACATGAGCAAATTGACCATTGGATCCGCAGCCGGAATTTTCGCCGTTATCGCCGGCGGATACGCTCTCGCATCTCTTACAACCGTACCGGCAGGTTATGTCGGTGTTCGTGTGAATCTTTACGCAGATAAGGGCGTTGACAACGAAGTAGTCGGCACTGGACGCTACTTCGTTGGCATTAATGAACAGCTTTACAAGTTCCCGACCTTCAACCAGCTGATCAGCTACGAAGAGCCCTTCACATTCCAAACTTCTGACGCGATGTATGTTCGCGCCCGCGTCGGCTTGGAGTACGCAATTGAGCCGGAAAAGGCAGCAACAATCTTCCAAACGTATCGAAAGGGCATAGACGAGATCACAGAAATCAACCTTCGCCAGTACATCAGCGATGCGCTCATCAAACACGCTGCCGGCATGGATATCAACGCACTAACTCAGGGCGGAAAGACAAATCTTTTGGAAAACGTTCAGAACGAGATTCGCGGAAAACTGGCACCCGTTGGTATTCGCATCGTGAAGCTCTCTTGGGTGACCGATCTGGTCTATCCAGAACAAGTTAAAGACTCAATCAACGCCAAGATCGAAGCAACTCAGCGAGCCCTTTTGCGAGAAAACGAAGTGGCTCAGTCCAAAGCCGAGGCGCAGAAGCGCATCGAAGAAGCACGCGGTATCGCTGAATCTACTCGACTTCGCGCTCAGGCCGAAGCCGATGCAATCGCAATCAAAGCCAAAGCGCTTCGAGACAACCCAGACATCATCCAACTCAACGCCATTGAAAAGTGGGATGGCAAGTTGCCCAACATGATGACCGCTGGCAGCACCGTTCCTTTCGTTCCGGTGAAGTGATGACAAGCGTTCTTATCGGCATTGCCCTCATTGCCAAGGGAGTCATCGAATGACTGATCTTTTCAGCGCTTCAATGCGCCTTTACGGAGAATCTCCGCACGCATGCATTGACTGCATGCACTTTGCAGGCGCGTTGCTCGATAAAGGAGGGTTTCTTTTTGCCCGACGCTCGGGCTACTGCAATGTGCGCGTAAAGCGAGGCGACTGGAACGTTCTTCAGCGCATAGACGCACCCCGCCAATGCGGCGACTTTCAGGAAGCCGACGAGAAATTACGAGATAAACGCGCTAAGGCGCTCGCTTTCTATACCAACAAACTCAAAAAGGAGTGATTCCGGTGCCTACACAAGATTTAACGGGATGGAGCGTCATTGACCATGAGGACAAAGCAACATGGCCAAAGATGGGGGTGCGCTGCCTTTTTTATCGGGATAAATATCGTTTCTCCCACTTCTATGGTTTTCGTGATTCGGACGATATGGTGACCATGGAGGTCTATCCGGTTCGCGTCCCAATTCTTCAAATCACCGCGTTCCAGATTCAGAAACGAAGCGCCGAAGAGGAAAGTGATGCATATATTCGTTGAAGGAGAGCCGCAGGGAAAAGCTCGGCCTCGGGTGGTTCGCGGGCATGCCTATACGCCGCAAAAAACTAGGGACTATGAACGCTTGATCGCAAGTACTTTTAAGCAGGCAGCGTTTCGTGAGGGGTTTAAACCTATCAAAGGACCGGTAGAACTCACCATCATTGCGCGATTCCCAGTTCCGAAGTCATATTCAAAAAAGCGGCGAGAGGCATGTTTGCGCGGATGCGAGCAGCCAACCAAAAAACCGGATTTTGACAATATTGCGAAGGCGTGCGGAGATTCTTTAAACGGGCTCGCATACGACGACGACTCTCAAATCGTCAAATCCACGATCACAAAGATTTATCATCAAATACCCGGCATTGATGTCTTTATAACCTCGTACAAACCTGATGATTCCTGATCACTTTCTTCGGCGGTTATTCAACTGGAGCCGCGCTATTCGCTCCCCTCGCGCTTATGGCTCCCTGACATCATCTTCGATGGCCCATGCTTTGGACGCAATCGCACTTCAACGCGGAATCCCTCCGCTTGACAAGGATTGCGCTCCGCTCACACCAGACGAAAGACCCCTTGCAATCGATTTGCAAGACGCCGAAAGACTTACTAGGGCATATGCGTCACCGTACATGAGCGTCAAGGCAAAACAGCTTCTGCGCTTGAAATACGGTGAATGCAGGTCAGATTCCGCCTGTGCGAGAAAGCTGCGCCTCGGTGAAAAGCTATTCCACAAAATTCACGATGAAGTCTGTAGAAAATTTCAAGAGGTGGTTGAAACTTATTTTGACCCGAAGTAGAATGCTCCCAAAATCTACCACCGGCTCGCGCTGAGATAATCGTCCCTATGGGAGCCGCCGGTGTGCCCGGAAGAAGCAGAAAGCCCGTACTCACATGAGCGCGGGCTTTTTTCTTTTCAGCTCTTGCGGGCTTCTCATACCGGAGTATTCGCACGTGTCAAAAGATCCATTCTCGCCAATCGATCCTTATCCCGAACAGCTCAAAGTTGCTCAGGTACTTCTTGATATGGCCGAGAAAGACTTGACGAGAATCTTTGCTCTGTACCCAGAGCAACGATCAAAACTCGCTTTCTATCAGGCGTTCTCCGCGGCAATGATTGTAGCTCACGTCTACTCATGGACACTTTTCGGCATCAACAGCTTGGTTGAAATCCTGTGTCCGGCTATTTCAGCGGGTCTTTTTGCCTCGGCTCTATTCCTATCCGTGATGGCGATGGGCAATTCAAACGTTATGGTCGGCGCAGTAAAGAGCTATTCGGAGTGGTTTTTGTCTGCTCACGGAACTCAGGAAGATACCCTGAGCATTTATCGTGACGCTCTCAAAAATTTCGACTCTGCCCGGAAACTCGCAAAGTTGACGCTTGACCGGCGAGGCAGAACACTTCGCCGCATAAACATTCTCATCTTGTGCGCAATTGTCTTTGGTGCTATTGGCATCGTCGGTTTGGCTGCTTAATTTTTATCACCCGTTTTTTTGCGAGGTTCGTATGGCTGCTCAAAAGAAGTCTGCTCCCCGCAAGGTGGGGAGACCAACTAAGTACACACCCGAGCTGGCCGAAAAGATTTGCGACTTGATTCGTGAGGGCTTGTCTGAGAGGGAAATTTGCTCTCAAAAAGGAATGCCAGACGCCTCAACACTTGGCCGGTGGAAGGATAACAATCAAGAATTTTGCATTCAGTCCGCGCGCGCGCGTGAGGAGAGCGCCGCCCTGTATCGCGAAAAAGCGCTCGGCATTGCGCAAGAAACCGCGAAAACTGCGGTTAAGGCGTTACGAGGTGAAATCACTGACGCTCTGGGTGAGCCGGTTAAAGATCTTCCGCGAGGGTATGTTGAGGCTCAGAAGCTCTTGGTTCAAGAGCTGAATCGAGAGGCAGCCATCCGCGACGACCGAAACTACGGTGACCGCCGGCGCGTTGCCGTGACCGGCGCAGATGGCGGTGCAGTCAAGATTGAAACGAAGCAGGTCACCTCGCTTTCAAACGAAGAACTGCTAGAAATTGCTCGTATGGAGCTCCCCGAAAATGAAGGAGAAGATCGATAGGGCTCTGATTCTCGCTGCGCGTCATGAGCTTAGAATCCGCGCAGCGCGTCAAAGTCTTTCGAACTTTGTCCTTGAAACCACTCCCGGATACCAAATGGGGTGGGTACATCGCGAAATCTGCGATGAGCTTGACGGGTTTCTGCAAGACGTCGCAGATAAGAAATCGCCGCGGCTCATCATCTGTATGCCACCGCGTTCCGGAAAATCGGAAATTGTTTCTCGATCCTTTCCTGCATACGCATTCGGTCTGCATCCAGACATGCAAATCATTGCTACGTCGTACTCGGCAGACCTGACGCAGCGATTCTCTCGTGACGTACAGCGCAAGATCGACGATCCAAAGTACGCCGAGATCTTTCCAGAAACATCGCTCAACTCAAAGAACGTAAAGAGCACGTCTTTTGGCTCGTTCATTCGAACCGCAGAGCTCTTTGAGATCGTTGGGCACAGGGGCGCCTACCGCGCCGCCGGCGTTGGCGGGGGCATTACCGGTATGGGAGCCGACATCCTGTGTATCGATGACCCCGTGAAAGACCGAAGAGACGCCAATTCAGCGACGATCCGAGAAGCGCTTTGGGACTGGTACACGTCGACGGCATATACGCGCTTATCTCCTGGTGGCGGCGTGATCGTGATGTGCACACGGTGGCACATGGATGATCTGGTCGGTCGCTTGCTTGACCGTGCGGCATCCGGCGAGGGCGAGCGGTGGCGCGTCATCAACTATCCCGCTATTGCCGAGCACGACGAACCGCACCGTAAGGCCGGCGAGGCTTTGCATCCCGAACGCTATGACCTCAATGCGCTGCTTCGCATTCAAAAGCAGGTCGGCTCCCGCGACTGGGCGGCGCTCTATCAGCAGCACCCAGTGCCCGACGGCGGCGGACTCTTTAAAGACGACTGGATTCAGCATTGGGACAGCGCAACGCTTCCAAAGACGTTCGATGCCACGTGCATTTCATGGGATATGACGTTCAAGGGTTCCGAACGATCGGACTACGTCGTTGGGCAGGTGTGGGGGCGCAAAGGCGCGAACTTCTACTTGCTTGATCAGTATCGAGGCCAGTGGGACTTTGTGAAAACTGTCGAACAGTTCGTTGCTTGCGCCGAAAAGTGGCCGCGAGTACTTCGAAAGCTCGTGGAAGAAAAGGCAAACGGCGCCGCAGTGATCGCGACGCTGAAAAAGCATGTTTCAGGGCTCATCCCAATCAATCCGAAGGAGTCCAAAGAGGCTCGCGCGGCCGCGATCACGCCGCTATGGGAAGCAAAGAACGTCTTTCTTCCGCCGGCAGGTCTCTATCCGTGGGTAGCAAAGGATTTCATACCTGAACTGCTCAGTTTCCCGGCGGGGGCTCACGACGATCAAATCGACAGCATGAGTCAGGCTTTGGCTGATATGAGCCGAGGCAACGTCCGAAAAATTCATCCGAACAATCTAACGGCACTTGGCCTACGGTAAAGCGCCCAACAAAAGCAAAGCCCGCGGAGCTGTAACTCTCGCGGGCTTTTTCGTATCCACCTCTATGACAGGTGAACCATGAATATTTTAACCGCGATTGGCGGGCTTGTAGCAGGGTTACGTATGACCTCCGCAATGCTTGAGAACACTGATATCGGCAACCGACCGTTAAGTTTCCGAGCTTTCAGAGTTGTTTTTTGGTTGAGTGCTGCGGGCATCGCACTCTCGGCATTTGTTCTTTCTGGGGGCTATGTGCTTGCACATCTCCAAAACTGGGGGCTCCTATGAGCAAAACCAAAGAAGAAAAGGCGGCGGACAAGAAGCGCAAAAAGGCGTTTCGCAAGGTCGAGGAGCAAGAAAAGATGCTCGCCAAAAAGTTCCGCGCTCAGCGTGAACGCGCTATTCAGTCAATGAGCGCCGGCACGATGCTCATCCCGCCGCGCACATGCGAAGTGCTGAGATCTCTCGATGACGTCAAAAAGCACTTTGCTCCGCCGCTTACTTTGGGGTATCCCAAGGACGGAAAAGAGCGCGAGAAGCTTGCCGAAGCGTGTGACAGAGCCGGCTACTACGACGCGATCTACAACACGCTTACTCAGCACGCTTCTGATCTCGGACAGTATCCCGTAACTTCTTTTATCGGTTACGGCGTCCTTCAGCAAATTGCCCAGAACGGCATGATTCGATCATGCATTTCAACCGTCTCCGATGACATTACGCGTGAATGGCTGACCATCATCGGCGGCGATAAATCCGACGGCGAAACCGTCGACATGCTGAACGATTTGCAGGAGACGAAATACCATCTCAAAAAGGTATTTCATGACGCCATCGATCTCACTGGGTACATGGGCGGCTGCTTCATCTTCATTGACACAGGATGCGATGAGGAGGACTTAGAACTTCCGCTCGCTATCAACGTGAAAAGCGCGGAGCTCGGCAAGGACACGCCCCTTCGCTTTATCGTCGTTGATCCGATTAACTGCGCGCCAGTCGAATACAACTCCACAGATCCGCTCCGCAAAGACTACATGCAGCCGAAATCGTGGTGGGTGCTCGGCAAGAAGGTTCATGCCTCACGCTTGATTCCCGTCGTCGACAATCGGCCGCCGCAACTGCTGCTGCCGAATTACAACTTCCTCGGGATTCCGCAGGCGCAGATCCTTTGGGACTACGTCATTCACTGGAACTCTTGCCGCGTAGCGACGGCGAATCTGCTCACCAAGATCTCTCTGCTGGTCTACAAGACCAATATGAGTTCTTTGATGAGTGACCCGAACGGCATCGCGACCCTTGATCAGAAGATGGCTGTTCTTCAGCGCTATCGAGACAATGATTCTGTTTTCGCGGTCGATAAGGACGAAGAAGATGTAGCGAACATACAGACGTCGTTAGCTGGATGTACGGATGTGGTGCGGCAGTCGCTTGAAATGATTGCGGCCATCAACCGCACGCCCGCGGTAAAACTGCTCGGCATCAGCCCGAGCGGCTTTAACGCCACCGGGCAAAGCGACATCACGAACTACTACGACTACATCAAATCGAAGCAAGAGCTTCGCCGAGACGCGATCTTGAAGTGCCTCAAAGCTATTCAGATTGTTGAATTCGGCGAACTCGATGACTCGATCAGCGTGAAGTTCAACGAGCTCGGCGTTGATCGTGAAGCTCAGAATGCCATGTCGGCGCAGTCCATTGCCGGCACGCTTACACAGCTTGCCAGCATCCAAGCCATCAGCGCTGAAGAGGTTCGCGAGGCTGTGAAAAAGTCTCCGATTATGGGTTTGGACTGGCTCTCAGACGATGCACCGGATGTTGAGCCAGATGACATGTTCAATGAATTCGGCGGCCTTTCGGGGAAGGACGATCTGCTGCAAAACCAATCGGTGCCACTCGCGCCGCAGTCCTCCGAAAGTGCCGCCAATCCGCCTGACGAAGGACGCCAGCTCCTTCAAGGAATGAACTCAAATGACAGCAAGAGTGAAGACGATTCGAGCCATTGAGCCAAACGTCGGCACTCGAAAAGCGTTTGAGAAAAAACTGTCTGCGTTCTCGCGAAGTTTCCTGCGGGAAGCGATGGGCGAGATTGTCACCGAGCTTTTGAACGAAGGCTTACTTGTTCCGGAGGCTTCGGATGCATTGCCGAAGCTGACGGCGCGAGAACGCCGAATTTTCGAGAAGGTGAATGCAGGTCTAGCCAAAGGCATCGATCCCGAGACGCTGCGAGAAAGGATCCGCTCAATCAGCGCAGTCAAAATCGCGCGCTGGCTGATTGCCGCAGAGCAGAAAGCCAAAGAAATTTCGTACTGGTTTTGCCGCTCGGCGGCGCGCGACGTAACGCTGAGCCAGCGCCGCGCGCTTGCCGCAGCAGGCATCTCGCAAGGGTGGCTAAAGAGCAAGTTCGACGTTCCGATTATTCGTGGTCAGTACATCTCTCGGCCGGCCGCAGAGCAATTGCCGAAGTACGTTGAAGATGCCACGACGCTCATCACCAAAATGACGGGCGCCGACCTCGCACGCCTTCAAGACGTTTTGTCGGAAGGTTTATCGAGCGGGGCAGACCTCGCAACAGTACGCAGAACGCTTGAAACCTCTCAGGGCTTCGATGCCGCGCGTGCACAGCGCGTTGCACTCGATCAGTCGGTAAAGGTCAATCAGGCTATTCAGCGCGCTAACAGCTTGGCTGTCGGCATCACCGAAGGTATTTGGATTCATGTTCCGGGCAAATACAGCTCGCGGCAATCTCACATCTCCATGAATGGCAAGCGCTTCAAGCTTTCTGAAGGGATGTACGACTCGGAAGCGGGGCGCTGCGTCCAGTGCGGAGAGCTTCCGTTCTGCCGATGTGTATACAAATCAATCATTCCACCTGATCTGCTGAAAACGACATGACACAAGAAATACTAGCTTTTGATACGTCAGAGCCGAATCGGTGGATCGATGACAACGGCAACCTGCACGTCAAAGTTTCGCACCTCACCAAAGCGCAGGTGCGGCCTTATTACGGCTTTGAGATCCCAAACAGCGAACAGCTCAGACTCAAACCGGACAAGATTTACCGAGGGTACTGCCCGCCCGAAGAGCTGAGTAAGCCTGAGACGATTCGAAGTGTTCAGGGCATACCGATTCAGCTCAATCACCACCGGGACTATCCGAAAGCGCCCGCGCTCGATACGCGTATTGGCTCCACAGGTGATACGGCGGCATGGAATCCCCCTTATCTCGATAACTCACTGCACTTCACAGTACAGAAGGCAATCGATCGAATTAACGACGGCTCGATGCGTGAGCTCAGTCTGAGCTACCGATACACGCCCGACTTTGAATCGGGCACTACCCCAAACGGGGAGCCTTACGACTTCATCATGCGTGATATTTCCGCCAATCACGTAGCTCTTGTTGAAGAGGGTCGCGCCGGCGACGATGTTTTGGTGGCGGATTCAGCTTTGGAGAAAAGCGCTATGGCCGATGAAAAGAAGCCTGAAACCGCCAACGACGACAATCCGGCGGTTGAAAAGAAGGAGACGGCGCTAGCTGACACGATCAGTAAAGCCGCCGAAGAAATCAAAAACCTACACACGACCGATGAAAAGGGGAATGTTGTGGACAAGACTGACGACGAAACCAACGCCAATGACGACGACAAGGGCGCCGAGATCAAGAAGATTCTTGACTCCCTTAAGGAAAAGGGCTTGAGTGACGACGATCTGGCTGTACTTGAAGGTCAGCTGACCGATCTCGTATCAGCCGCTCCCGACGCGGGAGAAACGGGTGACGAAGATCCCGCCGGCGATCAGCCGCCAGAATCCGCTGCCGACGACGAAGATAAAGATGACGGCGCTGACGGTGATGATCTGATCGGTGACGCTCTTAAGGCTTGCGGCCTTGATGAGGCGCCCGAAGCGGTCCAGAAGGCTTTTGCCGAAGGCGTGCGCTTCGGTGAAAAGAAGGAAAAGGCAGAGCCCGAAAAGCTTGATGAAGAACACGAATCCGAGGGCGAAGAAAAGGCGCTTGGTGAAGATGCAGCTCTGAAGAAGCTTGAAAAGCAAATCTTCCGCCGCATCCGCGCCGCCTATGACGCCGCCGAAGAATGCAAGGAGTCCATCGGCCGAGTTCGCCCAGAAGCTTTCGACAGCGCCGACGATATTTACCTTGAAGCGCTTAAGCGCGAGGGCGTCAACATCCGCAACATCAAGCCCGAAAACGCACATTCCGCTTATACAGCCTTCGTAGAAGGCAAGAAAAAGGGAGCGAGCCGCGAAGCAAATGACGCCGCTCCCAATAAGCCGCAGGGCACCGGTCGGCTCAGCGCACTTTTCAACAAGATCCATAAGGAGCAGTAAACATGGGTTTCCAGAAGTCTGTTGCTTCGATGCCGGCCATTGGCTTGCCGGGTACCGAAGTAAATCCGGGACAGGCCACCTACACGGCCTTTAACTATCTCAGCGACGGCACGGTTTTTGCCGGCGGGTTCGCTTTTGCGAAGGACGTTAAAGAAAACGGTCCTGTAGGCTTTAACGCCGCATCGGCCACCGGCAAGGCCGGTGCTCGCGTCCTCGGTTTCGTTGAGCGCAACTTGATTTCGACGCTTCCTAATCCGTTGGTCGAAGCGTCCAACGCTTATCAGGCCGGTCTTGGTCTGAACATTGCCGTTCGCGGTCAGTTTTACGCTGTGGCGGCGGGGGCAGCCACCGAAGGGCAGGCGGTTCTTTGCGATCCTGCCACGGGCGAGGTCACTTATGGCGACGCCGGCGCCGCAACGGATACGGGCTGGAAGGTTCGTATGCCGCAGGGCGTTATTGATGCCGTCGAGGGTGACATCGTGATCTATGAAAACTTCGGTGTTTCGATTGCTGCCTCCGCCGCCTCGGGCGCTGCGGTTGTTGGTGAAGCCGAAGTAGGCTCTGCTGAGGTGGGTGCGTAATGGCGTACACGGTTACTGCTTGGAAGAACGGTGACCTGATCACCGCCGACTTACTTAATCACGCCGAAGAAGGCATTAATGCCGCATCTTCTGCTGTTGATGAGCTGAAGAAAGCTACGGCCACTGCCACGGCGCTTGCCGCCGGCGAAGACCCTACCGTCACCTTCGACGGAAGCTCTTTTGCTTTTGGTATCCCCGCAGGCGCCCAAGGCGCTCAGGGAGCCAAGGGCGATAAAGGCGACAAGGGCGATGCCGGAGCAAAAGGCGACAAGGGTGACAAGGGCGATACGGGTGCTGCCGGTGCCGCAGGCGCCGACGGTGCTGACGGCAAAAACGGCACCAACGGTAAGGACGGCGCGGCTGGCAAGCAAGGCGCCTCTTTCCGCGTGTCCGCAGCCGCTCTCACAGACGATCAGGCGGACATTGCAGCCGACGCGCTGGCGCCCTCAAACGCAGTCCTGCCTTACGCAGTCGGCGATACGGTGCTTGATGCGACCACCAAGAAGATTTACGCCATCACGGCCGTAAAGTCCGGCGTCGCAACGATCGGCACTGCAATCGCAACGCTCCCGTAAATCCAGACGAAACAAATTACCTCCATGCCTCCTTCGGGAGGCATTTTTTTTGAGGAAAAGATATGTCCACGAAAATTACTGAATTCGAACGCGCTAAGGAGCTGGGCATTGGCTCGGTGAGCGCGGTCGATTTCTTCCCGTACACCGAAGTAGACGGTAAGTACACGCTTGCCCCGATGAGCGAAATCAATGCCAAGCTCGCTAACGACGCGGCTATGACGACATCCGCAAACATCGGCATTCCTGCGCTCTTGGTAACGTACCTCGATCCGCGCGTGTGTGAGGTGCTCTTTGGCGCCATGAACGCCGGGCGGATCTTCGAGAAGTCTCAGATTGGCAAGTTCGAAGATGATTTCGCGACCTTTATGGTTGAAGAAATCGCCGGTCAGGTTTCGCCCTACGCCGACTTCGGCAACGGCACCGCGGTGGATGTGAACTACAACTATCCTGTTCGCCAGAACTTCCGCTATCAAACGACGCTTAAGTATGGCGATTTGGAAGTTTCCAAGGCCGCGCTCGCCAAAATCAATCTGGCTGCTCGTAAGCAGTACGCTTCGGCTCAGGTGATGGCTCGTGCCGAAAACGCCTTCCAGCTTTACGGCGTCAAGGGAATGGAAATTTATGGTCTGCTGAACGACCCGAACCTTCCGGCATCCATCACGCCGCACTCTATCGGCGGCAATACGACTTGGGAATCCAAGATCAACGCCGATCCGAACAACGCCTCCACGCTCGTTTTCAACGACGTGAACAAGCTGATTGGCGAACTGATGGCTCGCAACGGCGGCCTCATCGATGCTAATACGCCGATGATTCTGGGCATCAGCAACAAGCAGCTGAACTATCTGACTCAGCCGAATAACTTCGGTAAGTCGGCTCTTGAGCTTCTCAAGGGCAACTACCCTGCCCTGACGGTTGTTCAGCTCCCCGAGCTCTCCACGACCTCCGGTGAAATGCTTTACCTCACGGTTCCTGAGCTTCTGGGCGACAAGACGGGCGAAACGGCGTACAGCCGCGCATATATGCTCGGCCGACTCGTTCCTAAGCTTTCTGCTTGGGAACAGAAGGCCACGGCGGCGACCTTCGGCTGCGTTATTCGTCGTCCGAATCTCGTTGCCACTATGCTCGGCGTCTAAAACTCGTCGGCGACAAAAAAATCATTCAACTCCACTTAGGGAGGTCTTTCGGGACCTCCCTTTTTTTTGTTACGGATTTTCATCATGGCTCAGAAAAAGAAATCCCAGACCGCTCAGACCACCCCCATCATTACGGACACCACCGAGGAGCCCGTAAAGCGCGCTCGCGGCTCTAGCGGCGGCGAGACGGTCTACATCGCCTGCGGCCTTCAGCTCGGCATTAGTTTCGACGACGTAGACAATGGCACCGGCGGCACAAAGACGATCACCTTGCCCGGCATCAATCAGAGCCTCGCAGGGAAGTCGAAGGGCATCTTGCTTGGGGAAGGAAACGCTGTCCTGACAAGCATGAGCCGAGAAGATTGGGAATGCATCAAGCGCAAGCACGGCAAGTCCAAGCTGTTCACGTCGTTCCCGCCCTTACTGATGGAAGTAAAGAGTCAGCAGGAATTCCGCGCCCGTCGCGATGAAATCGGCGAAATGCGCACGGGGCTATCCCCTGTAGATCCCAAGTCGGTGCCCGGCATCGAACCCGCGCCCGTGCAGGAGGTGTGATATGGCTTCCGTCGTTTTGGACGTGGCCGAATTCCGCATCTGGTACCCAGGGCTGACCGAGGAAGTTATTTCCGATGTTCTTTTAGAAGTTCTGTGGGATCAGGCAGTCGCGATCGTCGGAAACACAGACCAGACGAGTTTCGCGCCATACAAGCCGCCCGAGGTTAAGGATCGGAAGTACCTGCTCTATTACGCGCTCTGTCACTTAGCAACGCTCAGCACCTTACCGATGCAGCAAACCGGTCGCGTTCAGAGCGCGTCCGAGGGTTCTGTTTCTACGTCCTTTGATCTCATTAAAGGCAACTCAACGTCTGAGCAATGGTGGCTGCAAACGCGATGCGGCGCTCAATACTGGATGATGACAGCCCGATATCGCCTTGGCGGCCGAATGTTCGGACAAAAGCAGTACCACCCTTGGGGATGACTTATGACGATATCGATCAAGGCGTCAGGCAACCTGGCGAGTCTGCAAAAAAAACTTGAACAACGAATGCCCAAGAGCGTATTGGTCGGCATCGACGACAAAAGCGACGTAGCCGAGTATGCGAAATATGTTGAATACGGCTGGGTTCAGCGCGTAACAGAGAAGCAGTCTCGGTATTTGGCTGGCGTCTTGGGCGGATCGGCGCCCGCGCCGGGCTCGTCGCTTGTCAATCCGCCTCGTCCTTTCCTACGAGGAACTTTCTCCGCAGAGCGGAAGAAATGGAAAGACGTCATGCAGAACTCTTTAGCTCGCGACCTGTTCAACTTTGACCTTGCGTTGATCCGAGTGGGCATGGTCGCAGCCGAAGATATCCGCGAAACGATCGTTAAAGGCGGCACCTCCAAACAGAAGTTTCCCAAACGCTCCTCGCTCACGATGGCGCTTTATCAGGCGCTCAAAGGAGATCGAAAGGGCGAGGGCGGCAATTCTGATACGGACAAGCCGCTAGTTCTTTCCGGATCACTGCTGAACGCAATCACATACAAGCTCGAATGAGCTGAACAACAAGCAAAAAGATAGCCCGCGAGGATCATCACTCCCCGCGGGCTTTTGCATATCTGAAGGTTCATTTCAGATGGAATCTATTTTAGTACGAATCACAGTTGATGTGTCTAATGCTATGCAAAACAAGGAATTACCCCTTCACGGAAGAGTGCTGGTGTACTCGTGTGCTTTGCTCATAGCTGCGCTGGCATTTTTTGTGGTTTGCGCTGGTCTTTGGTTGATTTGATGGTGCGATATGACTGGTTTGAACCTTCACTCCATCGTGCGCGGCGCGATCAGCTCAGTGCATCCAGACATATCAGCGACGCTTTACCGCTCTGTTGGCGATTACGGTGAGGACGATCGAGGCAATCCCGTTCAAATCTTTGCGGCCGGCGTTCCGGTAAAGGCTCAGCTCCAATCGCTCGGCTCGGACGTGGTTCAGCGCGTAGAGGATATCTCGATGGCTGCAACCCTGCGAAAGATGTACCTATTCGCCGATACGAAAGCATGGTCAATGTTTCGTCCGCTATCTAAGACTGGCGATTACATCAAAGATGAGCGCGGATGCCTGTGGCTGGTAAATGCCGTCATTGAGGACTTCACGCTTTCCGGCTGGGTTTGCCTTCAAGTGCAGATGCAGACCACGCGACAAAAAATTTGGATAAGCGACGGAACAGGAGAACCCACACCATGGACGATCTGACCGTTGACCAAATTGAGAGGGCTATGCGCGCATTTTTGAGCACATATGCACTGCCCAAGCTTCCCAACACCGACAAACTGCATTTGCTGAATGGCTTTTTAAAAAATGTTGGGCTCCCTTCTGATGGTGACGATTTCTGCGTCTTTACGCCAATCACAACCGAACGCAACGGCACAACGATCGAATCGTTCGATCCCGGTGATGAAGCAGTAAAGCTTAGCGTTTACTTCACTATCGCCATACAGGTTGATTGTTATTCAACCGACCTCATTTCAGCACAACAGCGGGCACAGGCTTACGAAGCTTTTGCCCGCTCATCTTATGGCGTCCAGCTATTCAAGTCCTTCGGGCTTGATCTTCAGTACGCCGATAGCTTGCAAAACCTTACGGCAGTAATGGACGCAGGCCAATACGTATCCCGATGGAGTCTGACGCTCCACTTTGGGCTAAAGAAAGTGCTCCAAGTTCAGGAGCCGTCTTTCGATTCTGTCAGTGTCGACATCGCAAACGTCGACGTGAAATTTCCTCCCAAGGAGTAAATAGATGACGATTCCTGCGTCGCACATTGTCTCGGTATCTCCGCGCGTAATCAGCGACGGCAGTGCCGATCTTGAAACCAACGGCATGGTGCTCACTAAGAGCTCCTTGCTCCCGGCCTCTCAGCCCGCGATGGAATTTTCCAGCGCATCCGCCGTAAGCGCACTTTTCGGCGCTGAGTCCGATGAGGCGATCTTCGCTCAGCAGTACTTTACCGGCGTAAATAACTCACAGAAGTCAATTAACACGCTGGTGATCGGACGCTATGTCGCAGCCGATGCGCCAGCTTGGGTGCGCGGCGCAGAGCTCAAATCGTCACTTGCTACACTCAAGGCTGTCACTGACGGAACTCTGACGCTGATTATTTCCGGAGCCACCGTTACGGGCTCTGGCATCGATTTGAGCGCTGCAACCAGCCTCAGTGAAGCGGCATCCATCATCGCTGACAAGATTGATGGCGTGACGGGCAGCTACGACAGCAATACCAACACCTTCACATTTACGACGGTTGCCGTCGGCAAGGACGCGACGATTGATCTGCCGGAGGCTGTCGGCGGAGCAACGGTCGGCTCGGCCATCGTCGGCACCTCCACGGTCGCAATTGAAGGCACCGATCTGGCATCGATGCTCGGCCTTACTATTGATCAAGGCGCGGTCCTGTCGCAGGGCGCAGATGCCCAGACGCAGACCGAAGCGCTTGAAGCTGTCGGCGCAGTCACGCGTAATTGGGTCGGCTTTACGACCCTGTGGGAGGCGTCGGCCGACGAGGCCGAGGGATTCTCTGCTTGGGCAGACATTGACGATGACTACGTCTACGTCGACTGGACGACAGATGAGAAGGTAACCAACACCCTGACGCAAGCCGGCACCAAGCCGGCTTTTTTAATGGGCAAGGAATTTAACTGCACGGTCTGCATTTACGGCAACTATGACTTTGCGGCCTTTGTGCTTGCCGTCGGCGCCTCGATCGATTGGCAGCGCGAACAGGGCATCAAGGCTTGGTTTGCCAAGAGCTCATCTGGACTGTCGCCGCTTGTCTCCGACGAAACGCAGGCGGACGCTCTGGAAGCTGTCCGATGCTCGTACTACGGCATTTTCGCCACCCGAAACTCTCGTTTCACCTTCATGAATACGGGGGCGCTTACGAGTGATTATTACGGCTTCGTTGACACGCTTTACGGCTCGATTTGGCTTCGCAACGCGATCCAGCGTTCTTGCATGGACGGTTTCACGTCAATCAATCGCGCCCCGTACAACGCGGTCGGCCAAGCGTTTATTTCCGCGTGGCTACAGGATCCGATCGAAACCGGCCTAAGAAACGGCGTAATTGATACGGGTCTGGAGCTCAGCCAGTCGCAGAAGACGCAGATTCTTCAAGAGGTCGGTACAGACATTTCGAACAGTCTGTACACGAACGGGTACTGGTACAGCGTTGCGATGCCGGATGCCAATGTGCGCGTACAGCGCGGAAGCCCGATCGTATCCGTTTATTACGGATATGCAGGAAGCGTCCAGCGACTGGAAATTCCTGTCACCGCCGTCCTCTAACCCAATACCTAAAACCAACCCACAGCCGCCCCGCAGCCGGAGCGGCTTTTTTTATGGGCGCAAAAAATGGCCGAATATTTTGACGTAACCAGCGCCAATGCGCAGCTGGTTTTGGCTTGTGAAACTATTTATCCGAGCGGCGTGCAGCTTAACGGCTTCTCTACAGACTCCGTTATGTCGTCCGATCCTGTTGACCGTACCGAAGCTCGTCAGGGCGTTGATGGGCGCCTGGTTGCGGGCGTGATTTACAACCCTCAGCCGGTTGCAATCACGCTTGAAGCAAACTCCCCGAGTTTGGAAGTTTTTGAAACGATCCGAGACGCTATGGCACACAACAAGAAGCCATACGCACTGACGCTGACTGTCGTTCTGCCTGCACTGGATAAGACCGTGGTCTACCGCCGCGGCGTGCTCGTTTCCGGACCGACTATTCCGGCGCTTGGCCGCACGCTCCAGCCGACCACGTGGACGATGCAGTTTCAGGAGGTGGCGTAAATGGATGATGAGGTCAAGATTGAGCTTGATGATGGCGTCGACTTCGAAGGAAAGGCGCGAAAGCTCAAGTTTGTCATTCGTAAGATGGGCGCCTTTTCGGCCGAAGCGTGGATGATCCGCGCCGGCCTGCTTTTGGGCGCAGAAGTGGTTCAGCTTCAGAACAAGCGCGATTTTGGTGACTTGTTGGCTGCGCTTTGCAAGGTTAAGTACGAGGATGCCAAGCCGCTCTTGGATGAGCTGCTTGACTGCTGCCTTATCGAGGTTGAGGGCGTGCGCAAAAACGTTACGCCAGCGCTTCACATGGTGCAGCTCCCGACAACGCTCATTCGTTTGCGAATGGAGGCGCTGAAAGCGAACTTCGGTTTTTTGCAGGACGCCGCGAAGTCAAGCTCCCCCGAGGAGCCGGCTTCGCAGCAGCCTGTCGTGCAGTAAAAGCAACGGCAAGTTTCGCCAACGTGCCTCCGATGTGCGGACGAATCATTACCGCGCGGCTGGCAACGCTTGCGGAACTTAAGACAACGCTCACCTTCGAAGATGCGGCCAACCTTGACGAATGTTTACTCATTGAGAACTATCACAATTGGCTGGCACAGAAGCTAGGGGAAGAAAATGGCCGACGGAATTCTTGAAAATTTGATGATCCGCATCGGTCTGGATGTCGCTGAAATGCAGGCCGGATTACGGTCTGTTTCAGCGGCTATCGAGCGCGTTTCCGCTACCGCCGAAAACTCAAGCGATTCAATCGACCGGATTGCCGCGACGGCGTCGAAGACGAGCATTGTTGTCGGCAGGGCATCGGACGATGTGGCCGACCGCATCATGGAAATCGGGACGGCAGGGCAGAAGGCTGCCCTTACTGTCTCTAGAGCTATGGATACGATCGGCGCCAAGGCGTCCGGCGTTACAAACATCCTCAAAAGCTTAGGCGGTCCGCTTTTAGCGGCCTTCGCCGGGCAAAAGCTCTTCCAGCAGTTTTCGCAGGGCGGTGACGCTCTGGCCAAGTTGTCCGATCGTTTGGGCATGTCAGCCCAGAAGATTGACGCGTGGGCGAAGGCGAATGAGGATGCTGGCGGCAGTCAGGAGGCTTTCAAGGGCGCCTTAGAGAACTTCATTCTTACGACCGGAAAGGGCGAGGAAGAGTTCTTTCGCATGGGCGAACACATCAATGGCCTCAATCAGCGACAGGCCGAGTGGTTTTTAAAGACTCAGGGCTTGTCGGCAGACAGCGCCGCGGTCTTTTTGAAGTATCGCGATTCCGCCAAAGATGCTGCCAAAGCATTTGAAGGCGTGGCAATGACCGATGAACAGGTCAAGATAGCCCGTGAATTTAACCGGCAGTGGAAGTGGTTCACGAATCAGGCCTCATCATTGGGCGGCATTCTCATGACCGTTGTCATGCCAGTCATGACAAAAGTCTTGAAAGCACTGTCGGACGGGGTGAGGTTCTTAAGTGAGCACTCCAAGGGCATCAAGCTCTTGGGCGGCATGGTCGCAGCGGTATTCGGCGCGTCGTATCTTAAGAGCGTGTTGGGAGCATCCAAGGCATTTACCGTCCTGATGAACGTCGTAAAGGGCGGCATGCCGGTCATGAAGGGGTTCAACGCCATCGTTGCAATGAACCCCGTCGGTGCAACAATCGCCGCAGTGGTTGCTCTCGGGCTTGCGCTGGACGATCTCTTTGCTTTCTTGCGAGGCGGCAACAGCCTTCTTGGTGACTTTTTATCTTGGCTAGGCTTTAGCGACAAGCAGATCGATACCTTTAGAAAGAACCTGAATTCGTTTATTGATTTTGTTCTCAGCATTCCCTCGCGGATTGTTGGAGTCTTTAAAGACGGATGGCAGGAACTCAAAGCAGTCGTTTCAGGGTTCGCCAAGCTGATTAATTTCGAGGGGTTAACCAAGGCCGCAAAAGAGTTCTGGGAGGGCATGAAGGTTGGGGCTTCCATGATTGGAAGCTTCATCGCAGCGCCTTTCAAGATGCTCGTAAAGGTGATGGATGGCATCGAGAAGTTTTTCACAGGCCTCCCCAGCGCCATTAGCGGCGGGTTCGACGCCTTTGCTAAGCATCTGTACGAGTCGTTTCTAGCCATCTTCATCACGCCGATCAAGGATGCCATCGCGTCAATCTTTGACATCGACTTTGGCAAGGTTGCTGATACGGCTAAGGGCATGGCCGATAAGGCCGTGGGCAAAGTGAAATCTTTCTTCGGCTTCGGCGACGATGACGAAAAGAAAGAGGAGCCGAAGCAACAGGCCAAAACGAAGAGGGCAAAACCAAAAGCCGATCAGGATGATTTCAATGCTCGCTATGAAGCGTATTTGAATCAGCAGATGGACGAGGAGGAGCGGCGTGCGTTTGGTCCGCCTGAATCGCCGCCACCAAGAAATGCCGAACTGTCTAACCGGCAATTGGATTACATGAAATCGCTCTTTACAGGGCGAGGACAGAATTCTGCCGAAGATTTTGAATACATCAACAAGATGTTGCAGGCGAATTCGGCCAATTCGGCAATTCAGATGTCTCCGGAAATGGCAGGCGTATATCCGGCTGGAGCGTTGGCGGCCTCTACAGCAAATGCGAACAACCAACCGCAGGTAAAAAACAACCTGCGCGTGACAGTTGAAACGCATATCCAAACGGATGCTGATCCCAAGGCTGTCGGCGAAGCTGTGAGTCAGGGCGTCAACCGCGCCATGATGCGAGGGAAGGACCTGATCGCAAATGCCGCTACTGGCGTAGTACAGAAGGGGTGACCAGATGGCGCAGTCCAACAACGCAACGTGGGCTGTAGTCACGGCAAGCGGACAAAAGATCTGCGATTACGACTCGATCGATGACTTCGCAGACGATTCATCTGCTTCTGTGCCTACAGAACCGCAGGAAAACGGCGCCTTGTATGCATATGACAAGGTGCCGCAGCCGAATCAGATCAGCGTGTCTTTGCTTTTCTCCGGCGACTACTCCAAACAGCAGGCCGCTTTGGCAATCGTTGAGCGCGCCCTGAGAAGTACCGAGCTTTTCACCGTCGTAACCCCTGCCTCGGTGCGCGAGCGCATGACGGTTGTCGGGTTGTCGGTAACGCGCTCGGCCTCTTCGGGCGGCAACATGCTGATCATCGAACTTACGCTCCAAGAAGTGCGCAGCGCACAGGTGGGCGGAGCAACCGCCGTTTGGGCTCCTAAGAATCCATCCGGCGCGAGCAAAGCTGACGTCGGACGGAAACAAACGGATGAAAGCATTGTGAAAGGCATAAAAAAGGCCACCTTTGGAGGATAAATTGCAATTGGTTCCTTTATCTCCGCTTCCTCATCAGCAGTTCTCGATCGTCCTTGACGGTCAGAACTGCGTTATTACGCTGAGGCAGATGGGGAATGGTCTTTATGCATCCGGCACGATAGATCAGGTTGACGTGTTCTCTGAACAGTTGTGCAACAACCGAATCCCCGTGCCGGCCTTCAAAACAAACGACCTTTCCGGTCACTTGGTTTTCGTAGATACGCTCGGCTCGGAGCATCCGAGATACGACGAGTTGGGATCGCGTTTCAAGCTCTACTACCTTTCTGAGGGTGAAGAATGGCAAGCATGACGTTCAGCAAGAAGGTCATTCGGGCCACAGTCACTCTTGATAAGTCGGGAATGAATAACCAAAAGGTCTTTGAGGGTTTTGCTACTCACGTATCGATCTCAAAGACCGGCGGCGTCGACTTCGCGCAGTGTGCGATTGAAATCTACGGCCTGACGCTTGACGTGATGGCTCAGCTTACGGTGCTGAGCTTCCGTCCGCTTGGGCGTCGTTGGAATCTTCTGGCGATTGAAGCAGGAGAGAGCGGCGGCACCCTTTCTTCCATTTTTCAAGGCGAAGTGACCTCTGCTTATGCAGATTTAAACGGATCCTCACCAGTGCTCAAAATGGAAGCAAAGACCGGCGCCTATCCGATTTTGGATCCGACGCCGCAGTATGCGGTTTCCGGTCAGCAGTCCGTGGGCGAAGTTCTGCAAATGCTCGCGAGTCAGACCGGAAAGACGTTTAAAAACGAGGGCGTTGACGCAACGCTTTCAGACTGTGTGATAACGGGCGATCCGATCACAAAAATGCGCGCCGTTGCTGATGCTGTAGGGGCTGATCTCATCATCGATGATGATCAAATCGCCCTTGTGCCCAGAGGCAAGGTGCGCCAAGCAGAGGGCGGAATTCCGGTTGTGTCGGCCGATACCGGCATGATTGGCTATCCGACCTTCTCCGGCACAGGCATACAGGTCAGCAGCTACTTTCGTCCTGATCTCCGGATTGGCGCGGCAGTACGGGTTTCGTCAATCGTGCCGTCGGCCTCTGGCGTTTGGAAGATCGTGAGCTTGTCACACGAACTCTCTGCAAACACTCCCAATTCTGGGGCTTGGCTAACCTCCTTCGAAGGCATGTGGCTCGATGACTGAACGACTTCAAAACGCGACCGACTTCACTGGATCGAGCGAGCTGAATGCGCTGAACTTCTTTGTGTGGTCGATCATCACGAACAAGGTCAATACAGCCATCCCCGTGCGCGTAGACACAATCGAGCGCCCGGGCGAGGGCGGAGGCGCAGCATATCTGTCCGCAACGCCGCTCGTAAAAATGCGCGCGGCGGACGGAACGGCCTTGCCGACTGTAAGCATCCCTAAGTTGCGTTGGTTCCGCTATCAACACGGCTCGGCGGCAATCATTTGCGACCCCAAGCCCGGCGATATCGGTCTTGCAGTCTTTGCGCAGCAGGATGTAAGCGTGCTTTCGGGTGGAAACGAACCGGTTCAACCGGGGTCTTTCCGATGCTTCGACATTTCTGATGGCTTTTTCCTCGGCGGCTTTTGGGGGTCGGCGCCGAAAACCTTCATTCATATCGAAGATGACGGCACCTTGCACATCGTGGCACCGAAATCGGAGCACGTCGAAAGCCCCCAAATCACCATTGACTGCGAGAACATCGTTGTCAATGCTTCGAGTGCTGCGACGGTGAATACCGAGACGGCGACGATAAACGCTTCTGGCTCAACGAAAGTAGACAGCCCCAAAGTGACGATCACCGGCGATACGAAGATTGAAAAAACGCTGATGGTTGTTGGCCAAATTACGGGCACGGGCGGTCTTGCTGTAAGCGGCGGCTCTGGCGCCACAGTCGACGGCAGCATGAAAACCACAGGCGATGTGCAGGCGGGCGGAATCAGTCTGCAAGGCCATGTTCACGGTGGCGTACAGGGCGGTTCCGGAACGACAGGGACGCCTCAATAGACGAAGAGAAACAAATGACGCATACGGCATACACACCGAAGCTCACAGACAACTGGGGGTTTCAAATCGATAGTGCGGGGCAGATCGTCATGTGTCAAAGCACAGCTGCGATCTGTCAGGCCGTAGCGAATGACTGCCGATGCTTCACAAACGATCTCTACTTTGAAAGCGAACGCGGCATCGATTGGTTTACTGACCAGCTCGGCAAGCCCATTCAAAGGGCGGTTGTAGCTTCAAGACTGCGCGAAGCAGCGGAGGCCGTGCCGGGCGTCGAATCGGTTGAATCGATCGAGCTTGAAATCGATCAGGACACAAGGCGCCTTACGGGCTCCATCAACATCATTACTACGGACGGTGACTATGGCCGAGCTGAACTTCGATAGCAACAAAGGCGTTGTCATCCCCGAGACGCAAGATGTTCGAACGGATCTTGCGGCCTCAGTACAAGAAGCTTTTCGCACAGATCCGTTGCAACCCGTCCTCGATACAGATGCGACCTCTCCGATGGGGCAGGTGGTGGACATCATTGCCGCAGAGGTTCAGGCGAAGAATTCTGAAATCGCCTTTTTGGCGGCCATGTCCTCACTCAGCACCAGCCGAGGGGCTTTTTTAGATGCACTCGGTTCGCTGTATGGCGTAGAGCGCAAACTTTCCGAGCCGACGATCGTGACTTGTATTTGTACAGGTCTCAAGGGAACGACGATTCCCTATGGCGCAATCGTGCAGGACTCTTTGGGCAATCAATTCAGGCATTCGGCTGCGGGCGGAGCCTCGATCGGCGAAACGGGGACGGTTCAAACGACTTTCTCAAGCGTTGAGCATGGTGAGATTGAGGTTTTGCCGGACTCAGTTACGAAAATCGTGACCATTGTGGCCGGCTGGGATTCGATCACGAACCCCGACTCCGGCGCCACAGGACGCGTGAAAGAGCCGGACGGGGAATACATGAATCGCATCATGCAGAGCTACGCAATCAACGCTCTGGGCTCGCTCGAAGCGATTCAGGCAAAGCTTTCAAGCGTTGACGGCGTGCTTGACTGTGTGGTTCTAGAAAACTTCACGAACGAGTATCAGACCAAGTACGGCATCCGGATCGATCCCCATTCGATCGCAATCTGCATTGTCGGCGGCGAAGATGGCGATATAGCTGAGGCGATTTACCGCAGTAAGGATTTGGGGTGCGGGACGACCGGCAACTATTCGGTCGGGTATGTGGCGAAGGACCATTTCGACGCTAAATACACCTATCAAATAACACGTCCGGAATCAGAGGACTTCAAGGTTCAAGTGACCTTCTTTGAAACTGGCATGTCAGATGAAGATCAGATAGCTGTCAAAGAAGCAATCATCGCTGATTTTTTGGGTGAAGGGACAAACCCGCGCATCAAGCTTGCCACTACGGCCTATGCCTCTCGGTTTTATCCAATCGTCCAAAAAGCGACAGATACGCCCTTGCGAGACGTCGTTATTGGCTTGGGTACAGGGGAGAAAGGGACGTTTGTAGAGATCCCTGCCAACATCGAACCATCGATCTCGGCGGATACGATCTCGCTTGTTTTCGCCACGGAGTGAGGCTATGGCAGATGTTGAAACGTGGCAGAACTTTGAAGATGTAGCAGACGTCGACGCGATGGCTGATGTGAGCTCGCTTGCTTCTGCTGCCATCCAGTCCCAATACTCCCACTCCCAACAGTTTCAAAACTTATCTCTGGCAGTGCGGGATGGGATTGACGCGACGAAGGACGTCGACAAGTTTCATCAAGCAATAGCAGATCCGCAGACTGCCTACGGCGTTTTTTTGGATTGGTGGGGCAAGCGCGTAGGCGTAGATCGGTACATCAAAGTGAACGGCGAGTATGTTCGCTTTGACGATGACTACTATCGATTCCTGATTTTTTATCGAGCGCTTTGCAACATTGCGAACGCCACCGCCGATGCGGCAAATCGGCTTCTTTCGATGCTTACTGATACGGTAGTTTTTGTCGTCGACTACCAAGACATGGCAATTTCATCGGTCGTCATCATCGGCGCGATTCCCGATATGCAGTCGCAGATTTTGTCGACCTACGGGCTTCTAAATAGACCAGCTGGCGTCCTCGCCAACTACCTGATCATCTATCCCGATGAACAGATTTTCGGGTTCGAGGGAAGCCAACTTCTTCCGTTCAATCAGGGCGTTTTCAATCCGGGGAGAAGTATTCCAATAGGGTAACGCATTACAATGTACCGTATGTTTCATTTATATAAAAGGTGAAAACATGCGGAAAGATGATCTCTTTGGGCAGCGCTTTGGGCGTCTCACGGTGACAAGGGAAGGGGAGCGAACCTCCTCTGGTCGCGTCAGGTGGCACTGCGTGTGTGACTGCGGGAATGAGCTAGATGTTTACGGCCCATCTTTGAAGAGCGGCAACACGAAGTCTTGCGGTTGCTATCACAGCGAAAAGGCAAGAGACCGCTTAATGACGCACGGGTTCGGCTCTCGGACAAACAGGCCGAGGATCTATTCGATTTGGTGCGCCATGAAAAACCGATGCTACAGGCCCGTCCACAAGGAGTTCTCTCGGTACGGCGGAAGAGGAATCACCGTCTGCGAGGAGTGGAAAGAAGACTTTTTGTCTTTCAAGCGGTGGGCTGATGCGTCTGGGTACAGTGATGATCTAGAGATTGACCGCATAGACAACGACAAGGGATACAGTCCTCAGAATTGTCAATGGGTCACACGGAAGGAGAACTCGAACAACCGATCGAAAACCTTACGCATCTATTTCAGAGGGAAGAAGAGAACGATCTCGGAAATCTCAGAAATGACAGGGCTGTCTTACTGGATTGTGTATCAGAGGGCCGTCAAGCTGAGGTGGTCAGGAGAAGATCTGGCAAAGCCAAGCAGGCTATCGCATAGGAAACCTTAATGGGCATCGAACCCCGGAAGAATCACACCTTCCGGGGTTTGCTTTTTTTCAGGGGAATCATGAGCAAATATCCTCAACACTTTCTGACGGCGGCGATCGCCGAAAGCGGCGACAAGACGATCCCGCCGAGCACCGCGATGGAGGCAGGTACGGGCCGCTTCTCGCAAGAAGTGGGCTTCGGCCCCGTCAACGCCATGCCGATCGGCGAGGGCGGCATCCCGCCGAAGCGCGAAGACTTCAACGGGGCCCTCTTCCTCTTGTCGCAATTTCTCGTCTGGTACCAACAGGGCGGCATCATGAAATATTCCGCTGTGCTTGACTATGAGCCCGGCAACGAAGTTTTTCAGGGTTCTCAAAAGTTTAGGTGCCTTGTGGCCAATGGGCCCAGCACCACCGCAGTAGCACCCGGCAGTGATAAAACCGTGTGGAAAAACATGGATGCTCCCAGCGTCATCGCGGGGCAGATCACACCCTTCTACAACTGCAAGCTGGGCGGTTCTGATGGGCGCCGCTTGATTCCGTGGGGCGAGAGCGTTGCAGATGAGCGCTATGTGCTGTGTGACGGCGGCGATGATGGTTTGGGCGGTACCGTTCCGAACCTCGTAGGCAAGTTCATTTTGCCGTCAACCGTCGATGAATCCGGTGCAACAGGAGGCTCCCAAAATGTCACGACTGCTGAGGCGAAAATTGCCGGTACGGTCGGTGAAACGATTCTCTCGATTGATCAGATTCCATCACACACCCATTCGGGCGCTACGGGCAGCGCCGGCTCGCATTCTCATAATCGCGGGACCATGAATATCACCGGCAAAATTTTGGGATGCAACGAAGAAGATGCCTATCCGGGTGCCGAAGGGGCGTTTTACCGAGACGGGATGTCGTCAGGCGGCAAAGGCGGCTTTTCTGACTACAACATTTCGTTTGATGCGTCGCGTACTTGGACCGGATCAACCAACACAACGGGGTCGCATGCGCACTCGTTGTCCCTCGATGCAACAGGCGGAGGAAAGGGACATACGCACTCCCTTACAGGTGAATCGCACAGCCACAAGATCAGCCTGCCCCTTCCTCCATTTTTTAAGTTGGCTTTCTTTGTGAAGCTCCCCGAATAATTACTCGGGCAACTTCACGAAATATGCGAGCTTGAAAAACGGCGGCAGCGGAAGATCAATTGCATGCGAGTGTGAGGCGCCATCAAGCGAATGTGAGTGCCCTTTGCCGCCACCGGTATTGTTTAGCGACATCGTGTGTGAGTGCGATCCAGCCGCACTGGTTGAACCTTTCCAATTTCGAGCGGCGCTGAAAGAGCATTTGAACGAAGCATTTTCTGAGTCTCGATTGTCACTGTTTGGGCATGTTCCGTTTGAATAAAACGCGCCTTCAACGTAACTGATTTTGTGATCGTCAACGGGGAAGGAACCAGTGATATCCATTGTCCCGCGCGTGTGAGTGTGTCTCCCTGCCGAGGATGTTGAGCCGCTGTGGGTGTGTGATGGAATCTCACTCAACAAAAAAGATTCAAACAGGCCGAGAAATCGGCCTTTTTTATTACCAATTATCCTAGAGGGCGCAAATGGCCTCTGCTGATACGAAAAAGTTCCAGTTCCATTACGTTCGGAACTCAGTCGGGACAATCGACGGTCAAAGCGTCCTGACTCAGACCGAAGATGCGATTAACGAGGTCGGAGAGTACACGTACCAGATCGTCGCAAATACCGAAGAAGCGCTAAGAATTGCCAATCAGGCGCTCACCACCGCCGACTCAGCGCAGTCTGCGGCCACCGCGGCAGTCAATACAGCCAATTCAGCTCTGAGTCAGGTGACCTCTTTGACCACCGTAGTGAATTCGTGGAATGAGCGAATCACTACTGCCGAGTCCAATTCGGCAACGGCGGTATCAACGGCAAATGAGGCGAAGGCAAACAGCGAAACAGCCATAAAGACAGCCGACACCGCGGTTACCACGGCAGATTCAGCTCTTGAGTTGTCAACCGACGCGGTTACTACCGCCGGTTCGGCGCTTGATGCAGCGAATCACGCAGTAAACGTTGCGAGCGATGCGCAAACTACCGCGAGCGAGGCAAAACAAATTGCGCAGCAGGCGGTTGTAGATACCGAGGAGGCCGTCGAAGTCATGACGACTTTGAAAGATGAGGCCACCACTCAAGCAAACAACGCCAAAACGTCTGCGCAGGACTCGGCCTCAAGCGCTAGTCAGTCGTCTGCAAATGCAGACCTAGCGAAAAAGTGGGCGACATGGACTACCGGGACGGAAGACCCAGACGACCTAACGGCGCCGCTCGATTACACCGTTGATGGATACGAATATTCCGCCAAATGGTATGCGGAGCAGGCCAAAGCAAGTGCCTCGGGAGCAGAAACATCGGCCACAACCGCCACTAGCGCCGCTTCTGCGGCAGAGGAATCCGCGACGGCCGCCAAATCGAGTGAGGACGCCGCCAAGACTTCCGAAACCAACGCCGGCAAATCACAAGATGCCGCCGCTAAGTCCGCTACGGCCGCAGAAGATGCCGCAAAACGCGCCGAAGACGCGGCCTCATCGTTCACGCCAATGACAGAAGAAGAAATTAACTCAGTCTTTAACTAAGAGAGGAGAGAAGCAATGTGAACGTCATTCGGACCATTTCTGCTCCTGAAAGGCGGAGCTTAAAGCGCCTTTCAACCAAAGCCGCCACGCCCGCAGTGCGAGCGCAGGTATTGGCAGTGACGGACGAGGAGGTGCCCGAGGACACCTACGATCCCGTTAACTGGCAGCCCGGCGATCTCATCACGGCAAAGCGACTTAATCAGACGGATGCGGGCGTCGACAAAAACGCGGAGGAGATCGTAAAGATCAAATCCGACAAGCCCACCGCGATCCAAACCAATCTTATTGACAACCTTTTTTAACGACCAGGAATTAGAAAATTATGGCCACACAGTTTCTTGACCTTGCCGGTCTTTCCCACTACGACTCCAAAATCAAGGCCGTCTCCGCGGGCGGTATCTCCATTGCCGGCAAGGTAGTAACGCTCAGCGCCATCTCGGGCGCCGTTCTCGGCACCTTCACGGTTCCGGACACGGTCTACTCTCTCGCGACCGAAACAGCCGACGGTCTTATGTCAAAGGCCGATTTCGCCAAGCTTGCCGGCATTGCCGCAGGCGCCACGAAGGTCGAAGAATCTACGACCAACGGCAACGTCAAGATCAACGGTACGGAAGTTGTCGTCTATGAGCCTGCTACCTATACAGCTCATGAAGATGCCGCTCTGTACAAGATCACCGTCACTGAAACCGGCGCCGTTTCGACCGCTACGGCTGTCACGAAAGCAGACATTACCGCTCTCGGCATCCCGGCTCAGGACACGACTTACGGCCTTGCTTCTGCTACTGCTGACGGCCTGATGTCTAAGGCTGACTTTGCGAAGCTTGAAGGCATTGCAGCTGGTGCTCAGGCAAACGTCATTGAAGCCGTCAGCGTCAATGGCAATGCTCTCCCGATCAACTCCAAGGGCGTGAACATTGATCTTTCGGGCTACGCGCTCAAGGCTGACTTTACCAGCGTGCTTTCTTGGAAGGGCACGGTTGCCACCTTTACTGATCTTCCGGCTGATGCGGCTGTCGGTGACACGTACAACATCGCAGCGGCGTTTGATCTCGATGGTCAGACCTATCCCGCGGGCACGAACGTCGCTCGCACTAGCGGCGATACGCCGACTTGGGATCCGTTGGGTGGTTCGTTCTCCGTCACGGCAGTTGCCACCACCGACATTGATGCTCTCTTTGCTTAATCTCTAGGAGAAAAGTCTCATGGCTTCATTTCTCGATCTGGCTGGCCTGACCTACTTCAAGCAGCAGCTTTTCTCCAAACTGGCGCTTAAGGATGAGGTTGTGCTGCTAACGCCTCAGACGCTGACTGCCGCTCAGCAAGCGCAGGCGCGAAAGAACATTGGGGCGATTTCGGCGGCCGAGGCACCCGCACCCAACCTGACACCGTACCTCACGAAGGCCGACGCCGCCTCGACGTACTTGGGCATCAACGCCAAGGCGAAGACCGCAGGAACGGCGGATACGGTGCCTTGGACGGGCGTGAGCGGTAAGCCCAATCTCGTTCGTAGTGTCAACGGAATTTCGCCGGGAACTGATGGGAATGTAACTATTCCTATTCTGGCACGGATGATGCCTAACTATGGATCGTACGTTCAAATTGGTGCAGGGGATTACACTCCGAGCGAAGATGGTTGGCTGAGACTCGAAAATATGAATAGCGGTGACTATACGGGCGGGAAAGTCATACACAAAGCCAGCGGTGCCTTAATTCTTGAGTTCTATCAAAACAGATACCCTGGGAATGCGACAATGATGCTCCCTGTACGAGCCGGAGAAACATATACCGTTAGCAATCCAGGCAAGATTTATTTCCATAAAATGATGTGAATATTATGACCCAAAGATACAAGATTCAAAATGAGAACACCAAAGAGGTGCTTATTGCCATTGGTGAGGACATCGAGTGGTTCGAAGCAATGGGTTATACGGAAGTTGGAGAAGTAGAGCAAGCCTACGATGGACGCTATTACGTCGCGGGCTATGAGCCTGAGATTCCAGATGAAGAGTTGGAGGCAAGGCATCTCGCAGAAGCAAAGCGCGAGAGAGCTGAGCAGGTTGGCGCAATCCTCGTCGAGGTCGATGGGATGGTCTTTGATGGTGGAGAGCGTGCCCAAACTAGAATGGGGAACGCTATTCGCGCGGCTGAGATTTCAGGGCTCTCGTCTTTCGACTGGGTGTTGGCAAACGACGAGGTCGCGACAGTCACGCTTGAGCAACTGAAAGAGGCGTTTGCAAAGTCCGTAGGGACAATGTGTGAGCTCTGGCCTAGACCTTACGAGCGGGCATAACGGCGTTAACTATCGAGAAAGTTGGCACCCCCGCTCTAGGCGATAGGACGATCCTCAATCGTGCGTCAGCGTTAAAGAACGTTTCTTTTGGAACATCGTTGTAAGGCGATAGCCACCGGACTTGATGGCACGAAGCAAACGCACTTTTACGCTCGTCGGTAGGCGTCTGCGGCAGGCTCGGTCTCCGATGGTCGATGGGCCATCAAGCGTCCAGACGCAAGCCGAAAGCAATCTATGCGGAGGGAAACGTTTCGCGAAGTCGGAGTAAGGACAGAACAGCCAGTCGTCGACGGGAGCCGGTATCGGCATATAGGTAGCTAATGCGTAGGCAGCGGCTTCGCGATGAATCAGATACGCAAAGGTGCAAAGCGGTGTTGGCTGGATGATCCGAAACAATTCCGTGTCATGAACTGGATAGTTTTCTCCGACAGTGAACGTTTGACGGGACCCGTGGAGCTGGATGACGTGGACCCCTTGAGGAATCCAATCGGAAGAGGTAGCGAACAGCTTGAAGCGGGGCGATAGGACGATGTCGTCCTCCATGATCAAGCCCCATTCGCAGTTGCTTTTTACGAGCTTTTCCCAACAGGCTGCGTGCGATAGGAAGCATGCAATCTCAGTTGGCCACAGCGCTTTTCTGAAGACGAATTTCTCGGGGGCATCGTAGGGGGCCTCTAGCCGGGCGAGTTCCTCAGAACTCAATTTACGACCGTCTATAGCGTGGATGCGTTGGAAGGAGAGGCCCTGCGCGGAAAGTTGTTTTGAAATCGATTCTAGGCGCTCGGCCGAGCGATCAAGGTTAACCACTAAACGAAGAATGTTGGTTGGGGGGGGGGTAACATCTTGAAACATGTTTGATATGGGTGCAAAAAATGGCTCACGGTTGTTGGCTCACCCATGAGCATGGTACGTATACATAACTTTATCACACCGCCTTTAGGCGGTTTTTTCTTATGTGGAATTTTATTGTCAAGGCGCTGAAAGAGGCGCTGAAGGAGAAGGTGACTGAAATGACGAAAGAAGAAGTGAAGGAATGGCTCGACAAGCTCGGCGTCAAGGTCGAGGAAGTGACGGACGAGCTCATCGCCAAGGTTGAGGCCCAGAAGGCTCTGCTCGATGCGGAGACGCGTCGCAAGACGCGCGTCTTTTGGGGAAGCGTTGCGGGCGTCATGACAGTGGTCGGATTCGCCGCTGGCTTTTACGTCGCTCAACTTATGGGGTGATGTGATGCCTTTGCACGATCTCCTACCAAGGGGAGTTGAGGGAGCGCTCGCTGTGCTTGGTGGGTGGATCGGCTTGATCTACAGCACCACTTTGCAGTCGGTAGCGCCTCTCGTCTGGTGGTTCCTCATCTTCGTAATCGCCGACTTAATCACAGGCATCTGGGCGGCCATAAAAACCGGCACATGGTCATCTAAGCGCTTGAGTTTCGGGATGGTTAAGAAAGGTCTTGCCTTCGCGATCATCATCCTTGCTCACGGTCTTGATGTGTCGTTTTGGTACATCTTGCACGACATGCCTGTGTTTCAGAGCGTCACGCTCTGCGCTTATGCATGCGGCGAATTCGGCTCAATCATTGAAAACGTAGAAAAGGCCGGGTACGGAGAGGCTTTGCCGCCAGCACTGCGAAAGATCTTTTTGACGCTCGAAAAGCGTCTTGAAAACGCCGTCGACTCAAAGCTTGACGGCATTGGTCTGAATGACGACCCCCAAGATGACCATAAGGATAAAAAATGAAAAAGAACTTTGGGGAGTATCCCCCTGATCTTGCCGTGCCTCTCGTAATTGAACATGAGGGTTTTCGCGGCAAGGCATATCTGTGCCCTGCGGGAGTTTGGACGATTGGCTACGGACACACCGGCGGTGTTCATCCAGACGATCAAATTGATATGGAAAATGCGCGTCAAGTCTTAGCTTCTGATCTGCAAGACGTGCAAAACCGACTGATCGAGTACCTCAATGTTTCAGTGACGAGCGGGCAGTTTATAGCTCTGATGTCACTTGCTTTCAATGTCGGCGTTCGGGCTGTATCGATGTCTAAGCTTCTGCGCAAGCTGAATGAAGGAAATGAAGAGGGCGCCGCCGACGAGTTTTTGGACTGGACAAAAGCGGGCGGCAAAGAGCTTGCTGGACTAGTCAAGCGCCGACGCGAAGAACGCGAATACTTTTTGCGGGGGTACTGATGCTTAGTTGTGTATTCAAGTGGGCGGTACGAATACCGCTGGATCTGCTGATGGCGATCGTAGGGAGACTGGTAGCACCGGTTCTCCCCTTTTTTGTGCAAGAAAACGGCTATTTGCCTCGGTGGCTTTGGTGGTTCCAGACGCCGGACAACACCTGCGACGGTGATGCAGGGCATTTGGAACGATGGCCTCGATCGGGCGGTATCTGGACTTATCTGCGCAGGCTTGCGTGGTTCTTGCGAAATGTCGCTTACGGTTTCGGCATCGACGTTCTTGGCGTTGATGTCTTGCCGACGGACAGCTGGATCGTCGAAGGTGATGAATCTGCCGGCGATCAAAGCGGCATTAGCGGCACGTGTTATCGGCGCGTGTACCGCGGCTCGAAGCTTGTTGCTTTTCACTGGTATTACGTAAAGCACTATCGCTTGTTGAGGCGTCCGTGCTGTGTTCGCGTTTCGCTCGGCTGGAAGCTTTTCAGCTCTTATGAAGCAGGACGAAAGCACCATACCTGCTACGCAAATCCCATTAAAGGATGGAGCTTGCGAGGTGACTA